AGCTTGCGCCGGATCCCGTCCGCAGCGCTGTCACCGGCAAGATGCAGTCGGCGAAACTCTTCCTGCAGCTTGATGGTCTCGCCAATCTGCCGCTGCCACATGCCGCGTTCGCTTGCAGTCTTGCGCAGTCCGACGATCTTCGAATTCGTATCGGCAAACGCCTTACCGAGCGTTGCCGACACGGCACCGCCGATGACGATGCCAAGTGCAATATCGCGTGCCATGTCAGTCCTCGCTCAATCGGTCAGCCACCACAACAAATCGTCGACCGTCATGTCGTCAACCGACTGCGGCTGCGTTCCGTACTCCTTCATCATTCGCCGAGCCAGCGCCTTCACCGTCGCGATTGGAAGCCGGACGAATGGATCGAAAGGATTCGTACGCACGCTGCATGGCGTCGTAATCGACCATGTCCATTCCTTCGATATCGTCGGGAGCCACTTCGGCCAGCGTCGCGAACAGCACGATTTCGCGCAGCTCATCGTCGCCCTGCGCCTGCTTGCTCGCGGTACGCATATCGCGCACCTTCGGGCGGCGCATCACCAGCTCGTTGCGCACAACGCCGTCGAACGAGACGGGATACTTCAGCGTGATCTTCACGGTTTCCATTCAGCACCTCAGAAATGACAAAGGGGCGGTCAACGGACCGCCCCTCGGGTTATCGAAAAGTTACTTTGACCGGCACTTACATGCCGAGCGCCTTGCGCACGTCGGCGAGTTGATCGACACCGTCGATGATGCGAATCATGTTCAGCACGTCGATCTCGCAGATCACTGCACCGTCGATCTCGGCCTTGTAGTACGTCAGCTCGGCGGTGTACTTCAGTTCCGACGTGGAACCCGGCTTCCAGCTCCCCGGATCGTATTCGGACAGCATGCCGCGCATGATGAGCGCGACGGACTTCACCTTGCCGCGCGTGTCGCGGAATGCGCCGCGAAACGTCGCGTTGAATGCGTTGTTGTCGGCCAGCCCGAAGAATTTCAGCACGTCGCGCTCGACGCTCCCCATCGAGAACGCCGCCTGCAAGCCTTCCATGCCCTGATCGATCTTGACCGGTGCGTCCATGCCGCCCGCGCGGTAGTCCTCCGTCTTGATCTTCAGCTTCGGCGGGCTGAGTTCGGGCGCGCGGCCGGCAAAGCCGCGTCCGTCGACGTACAGCGCCATGTTGTTGAGAGTTTCCGGGACCATGCGTCACCTCTTACGATTGCGTGTCGAGTACTTCCGTCAGCCACTCGTTCGTGACTTCGAAGCGGAAGATCGGGTTTTCTGCCGGCGGAACGTCCGTGAAGCGGATGTTCCAGTACACCTTGCCCTGCTCGAGCTGCGACGCCGAATTGAGCTTCGGATCCGGGTACACCTCGAAATTGATGACCGCGCCCTGCATGCGCAGATCGCGCATGAACGCTCGCAGCCCCTCGGTGACGTCCTTGACGTACGTCGCGGTGATCCCACGATCGACCGCCCACTTGTGGCCGGCCTGCACCGCGTCCATCACGATGTCGAGCGTGCGTACGCGCGTGACGAACGACCACTTCGGATCGGCCGACAGCGTGCGGTTGCCCCACAGGCGATAACCACCGTCGCGAATGATCGTCGTGATGAACGAGTTGTTTAGCAGGTTGGCTCGGCATGTCTCGTCCCCGTCCAGGAATTCGATCGGCCGCTTCGTGCCGCTGATCCCGACGATCTCCTTGTTCGAGGGCGACGCCCAAAAGCCGATCGCCGCGTCGGTCTGGCAGAACAGGCCCGCAGCGTAAGCTGACGCCGGTGCATCGACGTCCGCGTTCTTCACCGTATCCCAATACCGCACGCCGGGATCGACCAGATACAGACGCTTGCTGCCGAAGTTCTTCGCGTACTGGATCGCGTCCTCATCGGTCTTGTTCGGCCCGTCGAGAATCGCAATTGCGCGAAGCTTCGCTGCCAGCTCGTCGGCCGCTGTCGCGACCGGCTGCTTGGCCGTGTGTCCGGGTGCGATTAGCAGCCGCGGCTTCAGGTCGAACAGCGATTTGCCGTCGAGCAGCGCCTGCATGCCGGTGCGTACGCCGCCGGCCGACACGCCACCGATGATTGCGGACGTCAGCTCGGCGTCCGTCTGATCGGCCGGGACGCCAACCGCCACCATGACCGTCTTGCTCTGCTTGTAGATACCTTGAATCGCACGCGTGATCGCGCTCGCCTCGCCGAACGCAGCGACGGCGTCGTATTCGCTGGTGATCCGCACCGGGACGTTCGGCGCAACGAGGTCCGGCCCCGGCGTGTAGGTATCGGCGACGCCGACAACCGATGTCGACGGCACGGCGATCGTGCGCGGGCCGGTGTCGACGAGCACGGTCGTCACGCCGTGATAGAAAGAAGTAGCACCCATTCAGATCTCCGAGAAAGCTACAAACAAAAAGGCCGCTCTATGAGCGGCCTGACATTACGAGAGCATCGACACTCGGGTCACACCGTCGCCTTCGGCGGTGAAACCACAAACGACGGAGGCGACGGCAATTCCGCATTCGGCCACCCCGGAAGGTCGCTGGCTTCTCGCAGCGACTGGCGATAACGGAGCAGCATCGCAAACTGATCCGCCGTCAGCGTCGTTCCATCGCCCAGTAGTTGTTCGTCCTGGTGCCGGGAAACAAGCCAGTCCGTTGCCTTCAAAGCGGTATCGCGCTGCGCGCGTTTGACGTTGGCGAACTCCGCACGCGTCGGCGGTGGCGGATCGACGGCGATCGGCGCTCCGTTTTTGACCGCAAGGCGCTTTCCGGTGGCCTGTGCGCGCATGAGATCGTGCCATTGGTCGGCAGTAATTTCGATCACTGCGACTCCATCGGGAGCGGGACTATCGACCGTGTCGTAAATGGCCGTGATGTAGCCTTCCGCGTTGTACGCGGCGAGTTTGTGTCCCATGTCACTTTCCCCAGCAAAAGATGCGGCCGGCAATACCGCTAGAAGAGCTCGGCCCGTTTGTTCTGTCGATGCTGCGTACCCGAGCCAATGCGGTCGATAGTGTCGATCCCGCAATGTCGAAGGCCCAGATGGTCGTGGTGTTTACACCCCATCCGCCCGGAAAACCCTCGTTCGCGATTCCTCCGAGCACTGCGTTTGGAAACGCGATCGGAAGCGTCACGTTCATGTTTCCATTCGCATCGCTTCCACCCGTGACCCACTGAAAAATCATCCCGCCCGACAGTTTCTGGTAACCGGTTGTCCCAAGCGAACTGGCGAAGGTTTGCCCCATGCGCTGCGTATAGGTCCCGAACGCCTGCCAATACGTTCCGCTCCATACCAGCACGACGAACTCGCCGGCAATGAGTGTGATCGACGAGGCAAGACCAGCGGTGGTATCAATGATCGCGTTCGCCTTCTTGGTGCCGATCGTCAACCCGGCTTGCGCGCCGCGTTGAAACGCAATCGCAGCCCCCGGAGGCAAGCCCGTTTCGCTCGGCAATGTGGCGGTCTGGCTCGCCGCACCGTTGAAGTAATGAAAACCCCCGATGTCGTCGTTCGTCAGTGCCGTTGCAGCGACGCTAATGCCGGTACCCGTGCCGCTGCTGAGGTTGAAGTTCCCCAGGGCACGCTGCAAGAATTCGTTGGTAGTGAGTCTCGCACTGCTGTCAAACTGCGGCGCCGTGGTGCCCTTCGGTGTACCAGTGAAAATCGGCGAGTCCAGTGGCGCTTTCAGCGCGAGCTGGTTCGTGATCGTCGTAGCGAAGTTCGGATCGTTGCCGAGCGCCTTCGCGAGTTCACTGAGCGTATCGAGCGTTTCGGGGGACTGCGCCACTAGCGCGGCCAACTTCTCCGCCAAATCAGCATGTGTCGCGTACTGCGGGTGCGGGTCAACCGCCGCAACGTGCGCGTCAAAGTCACTTTGACGTGCCTCAACCGCCCTCTTCAGATAACGCGTGCGGTTCGCGAGTTGCTTCGCCTGCAGGTTGTCAATTCCGTCCGGACCGCCGACAACGGGGTCCGACGTTTCGAGCTGGTAGACGCCCTCCTCCCATCGCTCGATCTCGATCAGATTCGTCATGTAGTGATACTCCCTCTCGTGTATTGCCCGTTTCGACGTGCGGCACCGTTATGTCGAATCGGTACGGCCGCATAGTCGAGCGTTGCCAGCTTGCTTCGTGCGGGCGCGTAACGCTCGATCGCCTGCCAGAGCTTGTCCGCCTGATCGCGGGTGATCGGCACACCTAGCTTCACGATGTACTCGGCCCATGCGCTTGCCTTACCGTGCAGTTGCTCGCCGTTACGCTGGATCGAGCCGTCACGACGACGGCCACTGCGCCCTTCGACGATCGTGACTTCGCCGAATCCGAGCCGCCGAATCACTTCGCGCACCGCCCATGGCGTGCCTTTCTTCCGGTGCAGCGCCATCGAGCCCTTCACCAACGCCCGCCGGGCGTCCTCAGATTCGGCCAGCTCCCAGCCATCGACAGCGAGCGCCCATGCCAGCCACGGCAACCATGCGGCCGGACAACGATCCGCGTCCCACAACGTGCGCAAGATTTCGGGGTCGACGCTCGGTCGCATGACGCGAGCGAGTGCCGCCTCCAGC